GATTGTGATGAGAGTGAGAATCATGAGACTCACCCTACTTTCTTATGTGTCTTATTTGTATTACTATTACTTTTAATAAATTTTGATTTACGTTTATAATTAATAGTACTTGGATATTGTGTTATAACTGGTGTTATATCATTCTCTTCTAAGTGCGTAATCGTATTATATAATGATTTGTAATACTCAGTAGAATGTTTATAGAATTTAAAACGTTGATGATTCATAATACTAAACACCTACAAGTTGTAATTGATTAACATAATTAACACCGTTAACTTGTAATCCTAGCATTTGTAAAGCAATAAGATCGCTGTCGTTGACAGTCTTCTTACCTGTTAGACTCTTGAGAGCATCTGCCTGTATTGGATCTGTAACATAGTGTAATGTCTTACCGAAGGCTGTCTTAGGTTGTGTCTTGATGTTTGTCATATTTTGGAATCTCCTTTATCTCTGTATATACTAATTATAGTGTATTATCCTGAGATTGTGTTGAGATTTGAGCTGTACCACACATCTTATCTGAGTCGCACATGATTGTGTAAGACTTACTAGACACAACTGAGATGCCAACAGATGCTCACATATCCTTGACCAGTCGCATCACGTGTCTAATGCGTCCTAGCTGTGATTGTGATAGACTCGTTGAGACGGCTTGACAAGACCCAACTCTGGACTCATCAGTCATACCCGTCCATGCTGTGTTTATTTGATAACACTGGGGGAACTTGCGTCCCCGAGACGTCGTTAATAGGCTTCACAAATTTATGTTATTTTTTATCCAGTAATGATTCTAGATACTGTTTCTTGAGCTGTAATTGCTGTTCTCTGTAGTTTAACAAAGGCCACTTGTTAATCTTAAGTGCTATCTTCATTTTGCTCCATCTTTCCAGTAATATACGCTCTATAGCTGCGAATATTCTCATGGTTGTTAGTTAGTGGAGGTCTATTAGATATATCCATTCATAGGATATTAGGTTACAGGGGCTGAGTCCACCCTTCTCCTCCCCTGTATAAGTGCGTGATCGCTCAACGCCAGTTAGGAACTGAGCTTTCACCGGTACTATTTGAGTTAGCTTGCTGCCGCTGCTCTAGATTCAGACCTAATACTAAATGATTAGCACTTGCCTGTGGATCATCTAAGAACTCTGCGAGCATATTTGCAAACTCTTCACTTTTTCTGTCTTTTATTGCTTCCTGTGCACTAATGTGTAGGGCATCTGTAAAGTATTTAACGCCTTGTGCTAGTGCATCAAGTCTATCGTCATGCTTTACTGCTCCTTTTTGTCTACACATACGGCTCATTTGGTAAAAGAGCATATATAAGAGCCTACTTTCAGGTGCACTGTCTTTGTTGGAGGTATAGTCCCAATCAATGACACTACGATCAACAACAAGACGGTGTTGGTTAAGCACAGGCTCAAGACTATCAATGATCCTGTCTTCTTTCCTGACATTAGCCCTAACTTCTTCAATATAAATGTTTTGTCTTGTTTGAATAAGATGTTTTTTAAATAATTCACTTACGATTCCATCTCCAAAGTTTGTTTCGATAACCAAGCTTGATACATTGTACTTTTTACAGCCTCTAAGGATGTCGAGCAAGGTATTATCACTGTACCCGTCTCTGTAGGCTCGCACTTCATGCAGATAGAGGATTCCGTTTTTTTGGGATATATAACAAGCCGCTGTTTCGTCTGTACCCCTTCCTGATGGGTCAACGCTACAAATGGTTTCGTCATATTCTCCCCAATCCCCTTGCATTTGCATAGGTGAATAGAAATAGTCCCCCGGTAATCCAACTGTGGGTGCGTCTTTAATGACATTGGCTGGATCTGAGCACCATATGATATTCTCGGGTGCATTACTAGGATTAACGCTAGTAACAATGAGATCAGCCATCTTAAGTGGAAACTTCTCTGCATCTGATAAGCTTGTGTCTAATTGGAACTGTAACATGTAGTTTGACCGCCCCATACTTGACTCTCTTTCGAGTAGGTCTTCGTTTGTAAAGCGATCATCTGTAGGAGCCCATTCATCGACTCCATTATCTATATCTACCTGTAACTCAGGTGCTAGTAGTCCTTCGTACTGGGTAATGTTTTTACCTCTTGGGTATCTTGCCGGCCAAACCAAGGGACGATACGAACGCTCTGCCAACTTACGATAAATAGTAAAAGTAGTCTGAGGAGTCCCGAGATACATAATACGGCTATCGCTTTTCGGGGTAAGGATACTTTCCGCTTCAGTACAGAGTTGAAGTAGTTTTTCACGCATCAACTCCGTCATACTGTTGCCCGGGACCTCTACGTCGTCCAGAATCATCAAGTCTGCCCTGCTTCCAGTAAGCTGCCCTGTAATACCCACACTCTTGACCGAAGGTGCTTGGTGTGGTGAGCAGTTTACGTCGAAGCTGATACGTGACCATCTTGAGTCGTCTGATTTTGGTCTTAAAAAGTTTAACCATGGTGTTTCTATAATTAATTTCTGTAAAAAGATAGACATGTTATCTGCACGTTCTTTTGACGCAGAGATAATCATGATCTTCCTTTCTGGGTCATTAAAGAGTGTCCATAACACAAAAGCACCAGTAATCCAAGATTTACCAACACCTCGAAAAGCTTGAATCTGGAGTCTCTTGGGTCCGGTTTGTAAGTAGTCTGCGATTGCATACTGTGCCCTCGTAGGCGGTGGAAGATGTAATTCATGCCATAACGCCTGTAAAAATAACTTAAAGTCTTGCTGTAATAGGGCTAGGGAATTTTTTTCGGTCATTAGTCAAAATATTTAGGATTACCGAACTCATCTAGCTCGCCTGTATCAATACCTGTTGTTTTAATAGTTTCATGATCTTTCTTAAACTTAGCATCTTCAGCTTTGTTTCTAAAGAATCTTGCTTCATCTTTTCTCCTTGCCGCAGTTTTTGCACCTTTCTCTGCTGCTGTTTGTTTCTTAGCAGTTTTAAAAAACGCTTCTTCTAACTGACTTGATTTTACAGACTCAGGTATAGCAAGTCCTGTAATGTTTTTCTGTGTTACTCCACCTTCAAAGAAAGTTACACCTCGTTGTTTTAATAATGCAGATAATTGTGTACCAGATATTTCCATAAAGTTTACTTTTGGATTATTTGCCATTTCTTTAAAGACTTTGTGCATTTCTCTAAGCTGTTCAATCTGTTCATCGTTAAACAAGAACTTATCCATGTCAAAATCAGGAAAATGCCCCTTATATCGTGAGATAAGAGCAACATCTTCTATTAAAGTATCAAAGTTTCTTGTGACATACCTACCACCAGCTATATTGGCTGCAACTCTTGCGTTATAGTTTCCATAACTTGTTTTTGCCATTGTTAACAAGTCTTTATCAGCTAATCTAGCCATAGTTCTAACTACATCATCATACTCGACAGCAAGAGTTGCGTCAGCTACAGCTTTATAAACATCTTGTGCTTTCTGTGCTACTGCTGCTGAATCAGAAATAATATCAGCTAAGTCTTTGGCTGCTTTTAATCTAGCTGAATCACTAGATTTTATAGCACGCATAAGTTCTGGTGTAAAAAACCTTCTTCCATCTTTACCTATAGCTTGATTTAAAAATACGTGAGCAAGGTAGTGAGGAGAACCTATATCAGATGTACCACCAATTAGTCTCATAAAGTTACCAGATTGACCACCTAAGCCTTTTAGTTTCTTATAAAAAACATCGTTAATCTGTTTCATCAATGGGCTGTTAAAACCTACTTTGTCATATATACCCATGATACCTTTTAAAGCTGCTATATGATGTACATTAGAATAGTCCATGCGACCTATTGTACCTTTAGTCAAGCCTAAAAGTTCCGCAGCAGGCTTAAACGCTTGCATCATAGATATATCAAAGTTTTTAAAACCAGCTCCACCAACTAAAGTAGGAACATTAGCAAAAACTCTACTAAATTCTGTTTGGAATAATTCTAAAAATAATCTACCGTCTTGACCGGCTGTATCTTTTACTGCTTTTTGAAATAAATCATAATCAAAGTAAAAAGCTCCACCTTTGTTTTGTCGTATGTAACCAGATAGTCTACTAGCAGCATCTTTTAATTTAACACCGTATGGACTAAGAGGGTCAATATTAGCTTTTCTTAATGTTAAGTCAGCCATATCATTCGTAGGTGGTAAATCTTTTAGAGGGTCAGTATCAATAAACTGTCGCTTACCGCTTGTACCTAGTTCTGTTTTAATATCCTGACCAGTTACATTTACTTTACCTTGTGCTTTTAATACTTTTTCTGCTTCGATTGCTTCTAGCTTGGCTTCTTCTTGTGCCTTAGCTATCATCTTACCTATATCGTCATCTGATGCTAATTTAGATCCAGCCGGTACAGCATCACCAGTCTTGCGTGCAAACTTAGGTAGTTTACTAGCACGTGATTTTAAAAATGCTTTGACCATCTTTGGACCTTTTAGCAATACACGTCTAGGTATATAACCAAGACCTAGAGTAACTAGATCTATGGTATCTGGTACAAGCATTTCTCCAGCTAAGGATGCTAGTACATGCTTTTCTGATAGTCCACCAGTAAGTGCTTTGATTGCTTTTTGTCTTGTGCCATATATTCCTACAGCTTTATCTAATCTGTCTGGTATACTTAGTACATTCATAAAAAAGTCACCAGTCTTATCTGCAAAACTTTTCTGGTCTTGAAACTCAGCGTTAGCAACCTGATCGGTATGTAAGTTTGTATTATTATAATAATTAACAGTGCTATCTAGCTCTTGCTGCTCTTCTTCTAACATGTCATTTTGCATGTCTTCAACAAATGCAGACACACCTTTACGTGGCATGTTTTTTAGATAACTATTCATTGGCTTTCCTCGCATCTATTAGTAACTGTATATTATAATCGTGATCTGACATGTACTTATTATACTCAGGTCTCCACTTTATGGTTTTCTTTTTCATGTTAGACTGAAACCTTGTAGCATCTTCTTTTAAAGATTTTTGTATTTCTTCAGCAATATCAAAAAACGGTTCTACTTGTTTTTCTTTTGTTTTTAGTTGTAGCTGATAGTTTTCATAACCACGTTTATCAATCCATTTTAGCAATGGTTTGAGTGTTTTGTTATAAAGAGGTTTAATCAAATAATCCACAGTAGGATTTTCAATTCTGTTGCCATTACCGTCAATAAAATACTGTGAACCATCGTCGTCAGTGTACCAGCCAGAAGGTTGTCTACCTCTAATATCTGCAAACTTTTGTTTTGCCATTAATTTATGTGTGATAAAATTGTTTGTTCTCTGTCTGGTACTTTACCAAACGTGGCTCTCATCCAGTCGAGCCAGTCTTTACTACCTTTTTCCTGATTGCATCTTTGACACGACGGTACAACATTTGTTGCCACATCTTTTCCGCCCCTACATTTTGGACGTACGTGGTCAATGGTGAGTTTTTGTAAATCATAAGTTTCTCCGCAATAAACACATCGACAATTAAAGTGCTCTTTGATAGCTCTTCTCCAGAGCCTTTTTGATTCTGAACTTGTCATGGTTATTAAATTGTGTAAATAGTGATCAGGGTTTGGTAGTAATGGGGTCATTTTTTAATTTTGAGTCTGCTACGTCGATTAATTGATGGCTTTTGCGTTCTGCCACGGGTTTTACTACCCTTATAATGGGCGGCATCCAACCCGTCACGGTTGCCATATGTTCCAAGTTTTCGATTAAGTTTGTTTGCATTGACTCTAATTGCTAGACCTTTTTTAGTTTTGTTGTATTTCCGCTGCTGTTTGCGACGTTTTGCCGCTGCCTTCGGATTCTTCTTGTAATACTTAGAAGTTTTGCTTGCCATATACTTTCCTCTTTACAAGAGATGGGTCAACTGTAGGTAGAAGTTTGTTTAGCTTGTCTAAAGGACTACCTTCGTAGGCAACGCCAGTAATGTCGTTTGTCTTTAGCCAATCGCATGCTGCTTTTAGATCTTGTGTTGTAGCTTCTCCACTCTTTATTCTATGCAAGAAGTCTTCTGTAACAAGGTAGTGTAGCTCATTAAAACTTTCTTCTGTTGCTTTCCTAGGTAGTTTCTTTAGTTCATCCATTTGTGTGTTATGTTATTTTACCGTTAATGCTTCTAACGCTAAATCATTTCCAATACTTCCATAAGGAAAAGTATTAAAAGATAGTGAGATTCTATCGTTAGTGCTTTGTAATTGTGGAACGCTGTGTCCTAAAGATGAAGGAAATATAAGAAGCTGTCCGTTATGAACTTTGAAACTTCTTACATTAGTGTTAAAGTCATTAAAAGTTTTTGCCGCAACCGATATAGTATCTAGTGGTTTGCGATCGTGAAACTGAATAACATCAACTTCTTCATCTACTTTAATATAGAATACTCCAGAGATAACACTATTCTGATGTGTATGTAGGTGATGTCCACGTGACGATCCCTTACACAAATTTAACCAAGACTGAGTGATTCTAAAATCAAACTCACTTTTGTTAAATGGAGCTCCAACAAGTACATGTTGAGCATATACCTGTACTGAGTCTTCTATATATTTTTTAAGATTAGGAAAATAAGTATTTAAAATATAATGATCTTTGCTGTACCAGTTATATATTCCGGTATCTAGGTTTTTCAGTAGCTTCTTAGCTAGAGTTGTATCATCTTCACTCCAGCTATTGTACTGTGATTCCATAACAGCAGATGGAAAAAGAGCGTTTATATTATACTCCGCCATACGTTATGCTTTGCCTTTTTTGTTCTTAAAATGTTTTCTAATAAGATCTGCGTCTTTATCAGTATAAGGGTCGTTAGGATTTTCTCTAGGAGTTCCAGCTTTATACTGCCGCTTAGAAGCTTCTCTTACGTCTTTAGGTACTCCAAAAAAGTTAGCACTAGCTACGTTTAAGCTGCCTGTTGGGGCGGTTTTTTTAGCACCCTTAGATGCACCGGATTTTGCCATTATTCTGGTA